GAACGGAGACAGGGCAAAAAGCCCCACGAGGAAACCGCCGATAAGATGCTTGCAGCGGTTTGATTTTTTGAGGAATGATAAAATTTTCTCCATAAACTTTTGTATGTCAGAATTTGTTTGTAATTTTGCAATAAGGAAGCGGCTTTTCAAGTTACCCTTCGTCCACGCATCGCGTGAGACACACGAGGGAGGCGACAGAAAAGTCGTTTTTTTATTATATCTTATAGACTCTGAGAATGTGAAGGTACATTCCATCATCATTGCATTTTACCTTCATTTCTATGCGATAGCAGTCATCAACATAGTCATATACCTTGAAATAGGCATCAGGGTGATCCTTACTTTTTTCTTCCCGGATAAAGGTGGATTTATAGATGAGGTTGTGGGCTTGCCGGGCGTATTCCAGTTTTAGTGGATATAATGAATCATCCTGATATTTATTCTTTGTCTCCTCATAAAAAGACTTTCGAATAATCACCGTTCCCCCGTCAGGGAGTTGCGTCTCGAATCTTCGAGCAGTGAATTTACCGACATGGGCAACGGGCAGATTTTGTTTATACCACGTCACTAACTTCTTTTGTGCTTCTCTGACCTTTGAGCGTGAAGATTGTCCGGAATCATTCTTTTTCTCAAGCTGATGGATGAGCTTACAGGCAGCACAGACCTCGTTATCAGGAACGAAGGCAGCGAGTTTTCCACCTTTGCCTCCTTTGGCAATCGGACAGGTGTTGCAGCGGCGGATGGTGTAGGGATTATAGTCCGGGACAGATTTTCCCTCCTTTCCGGCGTTAAAGCGGAAGATTCCCTTGTTGTCACGCTGCAGGGCCTCGTCGCCCAAGCGCATCGCTTCGTCATGATTTGTGGCCGGATACTTTGACTTGCGCACCTGAACGACGGTACAGCGGCAGTTCCAACCGTTAGGCGGGTAGAATTCCTCCCAGAACGAATCCGTAGGAGGGAGGGTCACGCGGTCGAGAGCAGCATGTTCCGGACGCACCTTGTCATCGCGCTGGGTACGGTACTGGAGATTGTAACGGTCTCCGTCCTGCATGAATTGCTCCCACTTCCCGGCCATCTCAGCCGAAGCGCTGACGAAATTATACTCCGCCCGGAGATAATTGGCATTATAGGTCTTGTCGATGCTTTGAACCTCGTTCAAAAACTGTTCAAATGGCTTTCGATTGCCGTTCTCATCAAGCAAAGAGGGAAACGCCTCATGCAGCTCATGGAACGCCTTCATTCCTGAGAATATATAATTGGAGCGGGTCAGTCGCCGGCGCATCGCCTCCGACATCTCCACCTTGGAGAATGCGGAATCAAGAGCCGAGGCATGGGCGCCGACAAACTCCTGCACGGCAGGGTCGGCCACAAGCTCCACACGGAAACTCCGCCCCCTTCTCCTTGAAGAGCGACTTCATCATGCCGTCGAACAGCGAAGACAGTCGCTGGCGCACATCATCGGAAGGAGAGGCAAGAGTCCCGGCGACCGGTAGTCCTTCAAGCAACCGGGCATACCTACTGTGCAGCCCCTCGTAGTCTGAGGGGCCTAATCGAAAAAATTCTTTCCGGGCTTCTCCTTGTCGTCCTTGTCGTTTTCGTCATCCTTACCGTCGTTGCTGACGCCATCGTCAGGTCCGGGCAACGCCATCGGATTACGACGCCCTCCGACCGGCATACCGTATTTGTCGGCAAAATAAGACGGGTCAACCTCATAGCGGTCGGCTATCATGGTCTCGTATGCTACCTGCTGTTCCGGTGTATAATCCACGGCATCATCCCATTCAAAGCGCAGACCCTTTACCGGGAACCCGTGCAGAACCATAAGAGGAAGGAGCTGATTGTTGACGATGTCGCGCAGCATATCACGGTCCGACTCCACGAGGTTCATGAACACCTGCAGGTGCGTCTGCGACTGCGAGAGCGACGAGCCGTCCTCGATGGTCATGGTCTGACCGATCACGAGCTTTGACAGTTCCGAGTTGGAGCGGTCGATGCGCTTGTCATATACATTGAAGGCATCCCCTTTGCCGGACTCCACGAACTGAATCTCCGTTTCCATTCCGGCAACCATACCCTGTTCGGCACCTCCGTTATAAATCATGTTTTCTAAACGCTTGAACTCCTTCGGGTCGCGAGTAGAAGTGCGTACGATACGCCAAGGCATTCCGAAAATCTCAGCGAAGCAATCCCAGAACGACATCGCGTGCTTCTTCGGTATGGTATGGAGTGCTGCCTTCAACAACAGACCGAGATCATCGGGCCGTCCCGCCTCGATGAGCCAGTCCTTCCACGGACGTTCCCGGTAATCAAAGCCGGATTCCCAATTCATGCCGACACGAGGCACAACACGGCCCTTCTCAGGAATGACATGCTTGCGCGGAATGAGCGTCACCCCGGAGAAAGAAGGATGTCCGTCGCCGTCGGTCACGATGTCGCCGAGCTCAATCAGCGAGTGCCCGTACCATATAGACTCAAGACACAGGCGGCAAAGGTCCTTGAACCAAGACTGGTCGAGAAGATGTACGGCCTCCTCGTCAGCATCGCCGGACTCGTCTACAAGTTTGAACGAGCGCGACATCACGAACCCCACACGCTGCTGAATACAGCCCGACAGGTGCGAGTCCGTCATCGAGTCCCGGTATATGTCATACAGCTTTTGCCTGTTCGGATGGCGCGGGTCAATGGCGCTCTGCCAAGCCCGGCGCCAGTCCTCGATGTCGTTTTTTGTAAAGAACTCCGCATAACGGTGCAGCTCCATTATTATGGAGGACTGTTTGGCTATCTTTGCGCGGCTCTCTTGCGCGGCTTTGCGCTGTCTTGATTTCCTGCTCATAATTTACCAGTCATGTCTGAGTTTGGGGGATGAATGAAAAGAAGTGCCGAAGCCGGAGGAGCCGTCCTCAGAGACCATCGGCGGCAAGTCCGGAATTATTCTGCCGGCCTGAACGCCTTCGAGCCACTTTACTGCACGCTCATACCGCTCCTTCCGGATTTCGCTACCCATCTTCTGCGGCTGTGAGGCCGTCAGGTGGTAGAGCACGATGTCTGCGGTATACATCACGATAAGGCGGTTGCGCTCATCGCCGGAAGCCGAGAACACCGCATCCGTGTCATATACCGGGCGCAGATAGCCCGATATTTCCTCAATGGCCTCCGCTTCGGCATTCGCTATATTTTCAGGCGAAGACTGAGATATGACCTTCAGGGCCGTATCGCCGATCACCACCCTGTAATCTTCATTGGAAATAAACATAATCACCACATATTTTTAGGTAAGCGGCGCGGAACCGCCACCGGTTTGAAAATCTCCTGACGGGTATTGCGCTGCAGATACCAAATTGCGCCCTCGTCCGCGTCCGGCGCATCGTCATGGACACGTGAACCGCGCTCAAGAGCCAGCGTCTGCTCTATGCCCACCTGCATATCCGGCGAATCCTTGAGCGCCTCATTATAGAATATGAATCCGCGCTCCCAAAGAGGTGAAATTGCCTCGATGCGCTGAATCTTCTCCGGCTTCTTGCGCATGTCCGGAAGCAGAGGTAACTGGTATCCGCGCAGATTCCCCTCGGCGGCGAACTCGTCGAGGATGATGTCCTGCATGAAATTCGCCTCCATAAAGAAAGAGATTGCCACGCGGTCGCGTGTGGCCTCATACAGATTATAGAGCCACCGCACCATTCCGGACACAGTGTCCTGCCGGACATAGCAGTCAATCAGATGCAGCTCCGTACCGATCTTGCCCCACAGACGCGACGCCTTGTAGTCATTGGCCGTGGTGGATTTGAACGAAGGGTCGGTGTAGCATACGAGCATATCGTACTTTTCGAGCTTGGGCAGACGTTTGAAACGAATCCATTCATACCGGAAGATAGTGCCGTCATTGATAGGATTGTGCATCATCTCCTTGTTCCATGCCCGGTACCCCACGAAGTCGGCGTATTCCTGCGCCTCTTCCTTGGTCCACTTCTCACGCCATACCGGGTTGCCGTTCTTGTCAATGGCCTTGATTTCCGAAACATACACGCCGCGTGTGGCGCACATATTGGCAAGGACGGAACATTTGGAAATAAGGTTGCCGACCATGATGAAGCGGCCGCGGCCCACGTCAAGGGCACCGAAGAGCGCCTCCTTCACCCAGTCTGTCAAGTCCTTAACACGCTTTTCATTGCGGCACAGCTCATCGTCATCCAAGTCATCGATGACGATGTAGTCCGGACGCGACTCACGGTCACGCAGACCACGTGGCGACTGGCCGCGACCCACGGCGAGGAATTTGGCACCGCCCTGAGTCTTGAACTCACCCTCGGTCCATTCGCCGAGATTCTTCTGCTCCCCGAAATCGGAAATTATGCGCTGATTGAATTCAAGCTCCGCCTGTATGTCGGCAAGCAGACGGTTCGCGCTGTCCTGACTCTTGCCGACAACGACCATAAAGCTGATAAGACGTTTAGGCTGGAACATCAGCCACAACGGAAGGAAAATGTCAAAATGAGTGGATTTCGCATGACCGCGCGGCCATTTGAACACCGCCTTCAGGTTCGGTGTGTTTCGTACCTTGGTAGCGGCGGCATTGTGGAACGGCGCGTTATGGATGACCCTAATCGGCTCACCGGTTGTCTTGTCGCGCAGGGTCAGGTAATGAGGGAAATAATACTCGCAGAAAGCGGCGTAATTTGACAGAAGCCGGCGGACGCGCCTGTCGCGCTCGGCAGCCGATTCCTTCGACACCGACATAGTGACCGGAGTCAGGGATTTCACACGCTTGCAATGCGCTCTCCAGTCCTCGATCGCCCGTCTGAGTTCAACCGTCGCCATATCAGATTATTCCTCCCTTGCCTATGGATTCGATGATGAACATATCCTGAAGCTGATTGACACGCTGAATCAGTTCCACCGTGATGGACGGATCTGCCTTTGCCCGGAATTCGAGCCAGCCGGAGAAAGCCTTGAACACTTCTATCGCGTCAATGACATTAGCCTTCTTGTCAAGCTTGTCGATTACAGCCGCGAACTTGGCGAGCTTGTCGGCAAGACTGGCAGTCTGGGCAATGTCGTCAGACCCTTTGGCTTGGTCGAGCAACTGGTCGATTGTGAGGAGTATTTTGTTCGTGAGTTCCGGGCGTGTGATATTCTTTGCGGCCCGGACTTCCTTCCACCCCTCCGCAGCGCACCATTTAGAGATGGAAACACGGGACACGCTTACCTTGTCGGCGATTTCGGTCATTTCCATTCCTGAAAGATATAGTGCTCTTGCGAGGAACTTCTTTTTCTCTATTTCCTGTTTCGTAGCCATATATGTACGGGGATTGTATTTGGATGAATCCGGTGCAAAATTGGCTTAAAATGAGATACGCGCAAAAAAAGTGTGCAACCATTGCATAGAAGTGTGCAACCATTGCACACTTTTTTGGAGCATAGGAGATTAAGCCTCAACTTTGCGGCAAAAATCAACGGCACATAACAATGACGAACAGAGTAAGACTCACCAACGACACTCTTAACAGCTATGGATACCGTGTCCTGACCGACGGGGTGGACATATCGCAGTATGAGCGTAATCCGATACTGCTGTATATGCACAACCGGGGTCAGGCAATCGGTGTCATAAAAGACCTCAAGAGAGAGAACGGCGAGATAACCGGAGAGCTTGCGTTTGACGAAGCGACGGAACTGTCGCGTCAGTGCAAGAAGCAATGGGAATTCGGCTCGTTGCGCATGGTCAGCATAGGCTTCAATATCATAGAGACCAGTGACGCGCCGGAGTATCTGGTCTCCGGGCAAAGGTATCCGACAGTGACGAAATCCCGGCTGCACGAGGTGTCGCTTGTGGACATCGGCGCCAACGACGATGCCATCCGGCTGTACAAGGACGGACAACTGATAACGCTCGGCGACGGAGGCGATTGCCCCCTTCCCCTGCTGAAACATAAACCCCAAAACAACAATCCGCAAATGGACATCAAGACACTTGCCCTTGAACTGGGTCTTGCCGGAAACGGCAGACGAGACGGCGGTCAACGCCAAGCTCGCCGAACTGAAAGCATCCAAGGAGGAGTCCGACAAAATGCGACAGGAGAATGAAACGCTGAAACAGGCGCAGCTCGACGGCAGCGGTCGATGCCGCCGTAAAAGCAAAGAAAATCCCGGAGGAGAAGAAGCAGCACTTCATCGAGCTGGGCAAGAAGGTCGGTATCGACGACCTTAACGCCACCCTCGATGCCATATCCCCTGCTGTGAAGCTCAGTCAGACCATCGAACCCGACAAGGCCGACGGCGACGAATCCAAGCCGACAAAGGGACCGTGGGAACTCCGAATGGACGAGATCCGCTCCAAACTCAGCAAGTAACCATCAAACACCAGAACAGCAATGGCAATCAAAGTAGACAACACCAATTACAATGGCGAGGTACTGGAAAGAATTCTTACCGTCGCCACCACAAGCAACGAGCTTGTGGAAAAGGGCCTTATCCATGTCATCCCCGGCGTGGAAAAGAAAATCAGCATTCCCCGTCTGAAGGTCGGCAAGATGCTCCAGAAGCGCAAGGAAGATCCGCAGGTCACCGACAGCAAGGGAGACTTCAGTTATTCTGAGCAGACCCTTGAACCCCACGATTTCATGGCGTTCACCGTATTCAATCCCCGTGCCTTCGAGCAGATCTGGCGCAAGTGGCAGCCCAAGGGGAACCTTGTGTTCGCGCAACTGCCTCCCGAAGCTCAGAACGCCCTTCTTGACGCACTGAGCAAGCAGGTGCAGTTTGAGCTCGGCGACCACTATGTCAACGGCGAATATGCCGAAGGCACGGACGACACCAAGCTAATGAACGGCATCCTCACACAGGCGGCCAAGGCTGCGGACTATGTCCTTGTGGATGTCTCCAAGGCTGACACCATGATTAAGAAACTGAAGGCAGTCCGCGCCGCCATTCCCAAGGCGATGCGTCCCAACCCCGACCTGCGCATCATCATGAGCGTCGATGACTTCGACAAGTACGACGACGAACTGACCGAGCGCGAGGCTAAGAACGCCAGCGAGACCGAGGTCAACCGCAAGCGCTACAAGGGCATCACAATCGAGACGGTGGCCGCATGGCCCGACGGCGTAATCGTCGCCACCATCTGCTCCCCAGACGCTGACGGCAACTTCTTCGCCGCCGTCAATCTCCAGAACGACGAGAGCGTCATTCAGATTGACAAGATCTCCAACGCCTCCGAGCTTTACTTCTTCAAGCTGCTCATGAAGGCCGACACCAACATCGCCTTCGGAGAGGAATTCATCGTGGCCGATTTCCGTGCCACTCCCAAGTTCAAGGCTCCGACCACCGGCGGCTCATCACAGACCACCGGCACTGAAACCCAAACCGGCAAATAGATATGGCAAGACTTAAATATCTCGTAATCCATTGCACCGCCACGCGAGAGGGGCGCGAGGTGTCGGCAGCCGAAATCCGGCGCTGGCACACCTCCCCGACGAGCGCCGGTGGCAGAGGATGGAAACAGGTGGGATATACCGATCTGATTCATCTTGACGGCGAAGTGGAGAGACTCGTTGGCAACAATGAGGACGCCAATGTCGACCCGTGGGAAATCACCAACGGAGCCAAAGGCTATAACTCGGTAAGCCGTCACGTCGTGTATGCCGGCGGATGCGCCAAGGACGGCAAGACGCCCAAAGACACGCGCACTCCGGCACAGCACAAAGCTCTTGTGGAATACGTCAGGGACTTCCATCGTCGGTTCCCCGGTGTCCGTATCATAGGTCATAACGAAGTGGCCGCCAAAGCCTGTCCGAGCTTCGACGTGCAGAAGTGGCTCAAGTCGATAGGCATAACCCAGTAACAACCAATCAACCCAATCACAGCGATGTCCTTCAGCGAAATCCTCAACATACTTCTCGGCGGCGGTCTCGCGGCGCTTGTAGTGGCGCTTGTTACCATGCGGGCGACTGTTCGCAAGGCCAACGCCGATGCAGAAAAGGCGAAGGCCGATGCCGAGACCGTGCATATCACCAATACCGAGAATGCCACGCGGATTCTGGTGGAGAACATCGTAAAACCATTAAAAGAGGAACTTCATGCGACCAGAGAAAAACTATCGGCGACCGAGGGACTCATGGCCTCGATCCAAAAAGAACTTGCCTCGACCAAAAGAGCGCTGTCGCGACTGTCCCGTGCTGTCGAGTCTGCCAATAACTGTCCTCATGCTGACGATTGCGTTGTGCTTCGCAAGCTGCGCAACAACAAAAAAGACTCAGGCGGAACAGACGCAGACGGTTCAGACCGTGGTGATCCGCGACACGGTTCAGTCGATAACCCGGATAATGCAGACGGAAACTGTGCCGGAGAGCCGGGTAGAGATGACGATATCCGTGGACAGCCTCCTTAAACTTCCGCAGGGCGCCACATATCACCGCAAGAGCGGACAGGCCCACGCCGAAGTATCAATACGGGGCGACACGATATATGTCACCGGCACCTGCGACAGCCTCGCCCGCAAGGTAGACTACTACGAGAACCTGTACCATACGGCGAGGGACGCCCTTGAGAATCAGAGCCGGGAAACGGCAAAAACAGAGAGGAAAGAGAGACCGTATCCGACATGGCTGCTGCTAACCGCATTCATTTCCGGATTGGCATTCGGAGCAATCACAACCATTTTCATAACCGCAAAACTGCATAAAAATGAATAAAGACTTCATGTACGGCATAGGAGCCGTCAAATACAAAGGACAGGAGGTCGGCTACATAGCCAAGAACTCATTCGACATGGGCGGCACGAAACCTGAATCCAGCGACATAGAGGCCGAGCAGGTACCCGGCGCCCCCGTTCTGGTCATCCCCCAGTCCAACGGGAAGATCGCGCCCAAATTCGACATGATCCAGTTGAATTTCGATAGCCTGCAGCAGCTTCTCGGCGGCAAGCTCCATAAAACCGGCGAGAAGGTGACCGGATGGACCGCACCGAGAGCCGCGATGGTCATGGAAGGCCCGTGGGAGCTTGCCCTTGTATCCGGACAATCCATTCTAATACCCAACGCCACCCTGCTTTCAGACCTTGCCGGCAAGCTCACTCTGACCGAAACAGCCAAGATTGAGGTAGAGCTCAAGGTCGTCATACCTACGGCGGCCAAGATTCCTCCCTATGGTATATTCGCAAGCGATACACTGCCCGAAGGGTGGAAAGAGGAAGCGGGATGGCTGCTTCCGGCAGAAACCGAAACCGCAGGATAAGGCATGGACAACACGTTTGAGAGGGCTATACAGCGCGAGGCTGCCGACGCGCTGCTGAACATAGGCATATCCATTCCGCTCAAGGAATTCAGGCTGCCGTTCAGAAAACGCCCTGTAAAACTGCGTGTGACACTCAAACGACCGTATATGTCCGGGCAGATACAGTTTGCCCGGACATATCTTTCAATGGATGTCACGGCAGAGCAGATGGCAGCATTCACCAAAGAAGAGCAGATGCGGTTCCTTGCCAAGCACGGAGCCAAGCTATGCCGGATGATAGCCTGCACAATATGTGTAGGATCCGTGCGCCGGCTGTTCATCCGGCCCGTGTCATGGATTATCCGTCACTGTGTGGAGCAGCACATCATACAGGCAGCGGCACAGAAATTCGTGAGCCTCATGGGTACCGACCCTTTTATACCTATTATCAGATCAGCGGAACGGACGAATCCGATGAAGCCGAGACTGAGCCGGGCAGCGAAGGGGAGTTAAAGAGCGGCTACGAGCCCTCCCATAGCCCCTTTGGATTTATATGGCAGGTGGCCGACGCTACAGGCTGGAGCGTGGACTACATACTCAACAAGGTGAATTACCAGACACTGATAATGATGCTCAGTGACGCACCCAGATACCGGAGCGGACGCAAGGCATCACAGTCAAACAAAACCTCCGGCACGACCGCAGAGGACGACGCACGGGAGGTAGAAGGATTCTTCAGAAGCAATTTAAAGCAGTGACACATGAAGCCCGTAGAGCTTGAAATATTCCTTCAGGATGGTCTGACTCCCGGTCTCAAAAAGGCCGGTCAGACCGTCAGCTCCTTTACAAGCAATACCAAGCGTCAGCTCAAGGATGTGGCAGGAGCGTTGCAGGTACAGCGTGAAGTGGTTCGCAACCTTGAGAAACAGTATCGGGAACTTGAGAAATCCCTGAAATCGGCGGCTCCCGGAGCGGCGTATGCGGAGATCAAGCGACAGATGGCTGCGGTCAAGACTGAGCTTGACGGCGAGAAAGCCGGCCTTCAGGAACTGACATCACAGCAGCGGGTGCTGAAACTGGAGGCCGACAATACCGGCGCGTCACTTCGGCAGCAGTTGAAAAGCGCCCGCGAGGAGATAGCCACCTTGCTGATAGCATACCGTTCCCTCAGCGAAGAGGAAAAACAGACGGCGCAAGGAAAGGAACTCGCCCGGTATATCGACGAGCTCACCGAAAAGGCCGGTGTGCTCAACGATGCCATAGGCGACACGTCGCAGGCCATTTCAAACGCCGCTTCCGACACCCGTGGCTTCGACCAGTTGGGCCGCGGCGGGGGGCCGGTGGGGGGCGCGGTGGGCG